GGCTATCCAGCGACACGAAAATGCGTTCGAACGCACGGCTGAGATCCTGGCGCAAGCCGGCCACCTCCTGGCGCACCCCGGCGAGGTTCTGCTCCATACGGTCGAACTGGTCGGTGCGCTGCTCGAGGCGGCTCACGCGTTCCTCGAGCGTTGGTTCGTTAGACTGGGTCTGCATTCGGGAAGTTCACTTTCCTGGTTGCCAGGGTCCCGGCCGTTCCTGCGGCGCGGGGCCTTTCGTGCGAGTTGGCGTTACTATACCCGCCAACTGTCAAGCTTCGGCTAACGCGGCGTAAAGGGTCCGCCTGATGAGCACCATCCAGCAACTCGTCGACAACCTGGGTCCCGGCTGGAAGATCGTCGGTGGGGGCAACCCGGTCGAGGAGACGGTCGTCGCGCAGGTTCCGTCGAGCAAGCCGAATGCGCTGCCGAACGAGACGGAGACGGTCAACCGCGGCACGGGCAACTACTACGTCACGGTCCAGGACCCGGACGGACACCAGCGCGCGCTGTTCCTGAAGGCGCAGCCCATCAAGGGCGGGCTGAACGTCCGACAGTCGGGCATCAACGACACGACGCCCGAGGACCAGAAGAATATCTACGGCGGCGACCTGAAGAGCCTGCAGTGGGATCAAAGCAAACCCGTCGGTGACGTGCCTGCCGGCGCTAAGGAACCCAGCAAGCTTGAGGACATGCAGTCGCTGGATGCGACTGGCAAGGTCATCCCACCAGGCGACACCACCACCAAACCGGTCTTCAAGTACGACCCGAAAACCGGCCAGAAATACGACGTTCCCAAGGGCGACGTACCGAGTTACACGGCGTTCGGTGACGACCTGGTCCAGATCAATCCCGACGGCACCACCAAGACCTTACTGAGCAAGCCCGACAAGCCGTCGACGGTCACCGTGCCCGGCGTGGGCCTGGTCGAGTACGACCCCGCGACGCGCACCGCAAGGACCATCTCCGCCACACCCAAGGGCCTGCAGGCGAGTCAGGTCCAGCCCCAGGTCAGCAACGGCAAGACGTACATCCCGTACGACACGGACGAGGGCGTCAAGTTCAAGGAAGCCGAGGGGCTGCCCGAAAACGTCACCTGGACGAGCGCGACCAACGACCCGCGCTCCAAGTACATCCAGCTCATCGGCTCCAACGGCGAAACCAAGAACATCGAAAAGCCGCCCGACTGGAAGCCGCCGCCGTCACCCCAGGCCGGCCAGGCGCTTACCCCGGACACCACGTCGCCATTTGTGGTGACCATCGGCGACAACGGCCAGCCCACCTTCACCGAGAACAAGAACCGCCAGACCATCAGCGAGGCGCAGAAGAACCTCATCCAGCAGCTCGGCGGCAAGGTCGCCGACGGCTCGATGACCGAGCAGCAGGCCAAGGACCTGATCGCCTCGACAACTCAGGCGATGACCGCCCAGGCCAGTCAGCAGAATGCCGCAGCCAACATGCTGCAGGCGCAGACGCAGCAGCAGCAACTGGGCGTCACCGCGGCCAACAACGCGCTCACGCAGATCCAGAACGCGGCGCAGACCGGCGCAGGCCTGCTGCAGAACCGCGTCACGGCCGGCACCGGCGCGCTCAACAACGCCATCAGCGCGATCGCCGGCTCGAAGATGACCTCCGCGCCGGCGGGCATGGGCGCCAACCTGACCGGCGGGCTCTCGGAGTGGGTGACGCAGCTGGGCGGCGGCCAGCCGGTGTACGACTCCGCCGCGGCGATGGTCAACAATGCCAACCCGTCGGTCAAGGGCGACCCGAACATGGCCCAGCAGGCGTACACCGCCTTGCGCGGGGCGATGGACCTGTACAAGCAGCAGACCGGCCAGGACTGGCAGCCAAAGTTCAACGCCCCGACGACGACCGGAGGCACCGTGCAAACGCAGCCCCAGGCGCAGGTCACCAACGTGACGCCGAATGCCGCGGCGACGGCGGCCAACCAGACCAATCAGTTCGGCTTCAATCCGCAGGCCAGCACCGCGGCGCTCAACGCGCAGGGCTTTCAGGACACGCCGCAAGGTCGAGCGGCGGCCGCCCAGGTCGCGCCGGCCCAGACGGCTACGCCATTCGTCACGGCCCAGTACCAGCCCGGCGTGTACGGACCCCTGACTGGCACCATGCCCGCGCTCCAACCGCTGCCCATTCCCCCAACTGCGCAATTCCGCGCGCCGGTGACCGCCTGATGCCTGATAACCCGCAGCTCTCCGCCTTTATCGACCAACTCGCCGGCGCGACCGCCTCCGGCAACACGCAGTCGATGCAGGAGGCGATCCGCCAGTTCAACCTCAGCTACGCGAATCAGGTCGCGGAGCTGTACGGTCAGAACTTCGGACCCGGCAACCCGGCGCCCATCGGTGCCTCGACGCTGGCGGGTGGCCAGGCGACCGGTGGGGTGGGCTACATCCCTGGCTACACGGGCGTGAACGCTGGCCAGACGATGAGCCAGATCGCCGGTGCGCAGAGCGCGGCCCAGGCGGCGGCCGGCCTCACCGGTTGGTACGCCGCGCCGGCGCAGTCGCAGTACTCGCCGGGCACCTTCGTGCGACTGGATCCTGGCACGTACGACACGCGGCAGTTCGGCGACGTGCAGATCTCGTACGTGCTGCCCTCAGGCCAGTTGCAGCGGGTGAGCACCGACCAGGCGCGCGCCATGGGCTGGAACGGCAACCTCGCGACGATGACCACGCTGCCAGCCACACAGGCCCTCGCGCTCGAGCGCGCACCGCCATCGCAGTTGCCGGCGCAGACGCTGCAGGGGCTGACGGCGTACAGCAACCTGAACACCGCGGCGCAGAACCAGGCCATCGCGCAATCGGGCGTGACGGGCATGTACCAGGCCCCGGCGCAGGTCCTGCCGCCAGGCACCAACGCCGGCGGCGGCAAGTTCTCGGACCTGCCGCCTGAGACGCAGCAGGCGTACTACCAGTCACGGGGCGGCGACTGGAACGCGGCCATGGCCGCGTGGGTGGCCGACAGTAATAACGCCATGCGCCAGGCCGTCGAAGCTGCGGGCGGGACGTGGAACCCGAACGCGCCCGGCACCCCCCAGGAGACCATGGCTGCCCAGCAGCAGTACTTCGGCCAGGCCAAGGATCTGGCCTCACAATTCGGCCAGTACTACGCGCCCGGTGCTCCAGGTCAGGCGGGTACCGCGGGTGTGAATGCGCCGCAGGCGGGCCAGCTCACCCAGTCGATGCAGGAGCAGATCTACCGCCAGCAACTTGACGCCATCAACGCCGCGGCCAATTTGCAGGCGAATCCTTTCAGGCAGCAGCAGGTCATCGGTCAGCTCGGCAGGATCCTCGGCGGCCAGCCCGCAGCCAGTTTCTCCGCGCCGAACACGGTCGCCGGTGTCGGCACCGCCGGCGGCACGGGGCCGAACACGGGCATGGCCTACATGTCGCAGTTGATCGACGACATTCGGAATCCGGGCGCCAATCAGGCGAGCGTCAACTCGGTGCTCGAGGGCATCCCGACCCCCAACAAGATCAACAGCCAGGACTTTCTCCGCTCCGCGCCGAGCACCCAGAACATGATCCTGCAGGGGATGCAGGAAAAGTACGGGCTCGACCCGCAGGACTCCCTCACTCAGATCAAGAACACGCTGCCGACGTTCCAGGCGCCGTCGACGTTCGGCACCATCAAGGGGTAGACGGATGCCGCTGCTCGGGGGCAAGGCCGCGAAGACGAAGGCCGGTATTGCCAGAAATATCAAGATCGAGATGGCCGCCGGGCGGCCGCAGCGTCAGGCGGTTGCGATCGCCATGAGCCAGGCCGGAAAATCGCGCCCCAAGAAGAAGACGTCGAAATGACGATGGACTTGCGGCGCTCGACGCACCCGGATCTCCTGGACGAGCTCGAGGCTGCCAGCCAGTCCGAGCCGTCCCCGCCTTCGACCAACGGCTCGCGGCCGCGTCGAGGACGGCGCAGCGCGGCGGTACCAGCCGAGGTTGCTTCCCCTCCTGGAGACTCCGCGGCACCCGTCGCCGAGGAGAGCGGCTCGGGCGAGTCACTGGCGCTCGAGCCTGCTGCTCCAGAGTCCAGCGAGACTGCTGCTGCTGCTGCAATTCCCGAGTGGCTGTCCCAGGCCCGGAGCGTGGAGGACCCGCTCGAGTCGCTCAGACTGCTGGTCAAGCACGTGCCGCGCGAACAGATGGAAAAGGACGACACACTGCGCGGCTGGCTCGGCGACTACGCCAATCAGCGCGCGCGCCGGATGCTCGAGGACCAGGAGCGCCAGCGCGCCGAGCGCGCGCGTGCCGAAGCGTACGACAAGGGCGACCTGTACACCTTGGGCCAGCTCACCGCGGCCGAGCTCCAGGCTCAGCGCGACATGCTCGAGCAGCAGCGGCAGGCCGCGGCCAACCCGTACTTGCAAGGCATCACCCAGTTCCAGTCCGGCCTGCCCGAAGCCGTGCAACGCGAGGTACAGGGCCGCAATTACGACAATTTTCAGGCTTACCTTCAGGCCGTCCACGAGTCTGCGATTCGCCACGGACTCGAGGAAGAGGTCCGCAAGCGTGAGCCCGCGCTCAGGAAGGCTGAGCTGTCATCGACAGTCGGGAGCGAGATGGCCCCCGAGCTAGACGGTGGACCTGCGCAGGCGTACCGCGAGATCACGGACGCCCAGGTCGCTGCCATGACGCTCGAGGAATACGACCGCTACTTCGACGACAAGGGCCGACCCAAGCCTGGCGTCAGAGTCAGCTTGACGCGCGGCATCGACGTGCGCCGCGAACAGCGGCGGTGATCTCCTCACCCTGATGGGGTGAGACGCCGAAAGGAATACAGCCAGTGGCCACTGGTGCAGCCGAATTTGTAGACAAGACCATCGCCGATGGCATCTTCTCGCCGGACATCTGGTCGAAGCAGGTCCTGCGAGCAACAGAGTCAAATTTAGTCTTTGCCAAATGCGTCAATCGCGGCTTCGAGGATGACGCGAGCGTCGGCAAGGCCGTCAAGGTTGCCAGCATCGGCAACGTCGCCGCTCGAGCCAAAACCGAAAACACGGCCATCGTGTACGAGACGGTGGCCGAGACCGCGACCACGATCACCTTAAATATCTGGGATTACTCCGCGGTTGGCATCGAGGACATCGTCAAGGTCCAGAGCATCGTCGACGTGCAGAACGAGTACCAGATGAAGATGGGCTACGCCATCGCGCGCGACATCGACTCGAAGCTCGCCGCGGACGTGGCCGGCTTCACCCAGACGGTGGGCACGCTCGGCACGGCGCTGGCCGACGTCGACGTGGTGCGCGCCAACCAGTACCTGGACGACGCCGACGCGCCCGCCGATGACCGCTTCCTGATCATGTCGCCGGCGGAAAAGGCGTCCAAGATCGTGCTGGACCGCTGGAGCAACGCGCTGTACATCGGCAACCCGAAGCCGGCGGTCAGCGGCAGCCTGGGCGACATGTACGGGCTGAACATCATGGTCACCACCAACCTGGTCAAACCCGCCGGCGGCCAGGCCAACAACTTCGTGTTCCAGCGCGAGGCGCTCGCGCTCATCATTCAGCGCTCGCCCAAACTGCACCTGTTCTACGACATCGATTTCTTCACCTGGAAACTGGCCAGCGAAGTGATCTTCGGCCACCAGATGATGCGTCCATCTTTTGGTGTATGGGCCAAAGGGATAGGGTAGGTGACCGATCTCCTCGAGCGCCTCGAGCAGCGCGCCGCGCCGAGCTCCGGCGTGGCGACCAGCGGACTCAGCTACAACTTTCCACTGGCCTGGTATCGCCGGCCGGACGGCGACATCGTGCAGCTCCAGTCGGATCCCTACAACCGCACTATGTACGAGGACCTCGGCTTCGTCTATTTGCGTCCGGACGAGGCCAGGGAGTGGGTCAGGGACGTCAGACCCGGCATCGTGCTCGAGCAGAAAAAACGCGCCGGGCTGATCACCCAGATCCGCCGCATCGCGCAGCGCGTGCCGCAGTACGTGCTCGACGAGGACCAGGACAACCCGCTGAGCGAACGCACCACGGCCGAATTGGGAGAGATCTTCGAGGACGCCAAGCAGGCGACCGGTCTGAAGATGCGTTTGCCCGCGGTCAAGCTTGATCCGCGCGACGCGCCGCCGGCGCCGGATGACAGCGTCGGCAGCGGCGACGAACTCGAGTCCAAACTGACGCGCGGCCGCGGCTACGACCCGCTGCGCGAAGCAAGGAGACGCCCATGAGTGTATGGCTCGACGCGGCGCAGACCACCCCGTACGTTGCGCCGCAGGCCACCCCGCCGGGTGACCTGCACTTCACCTACCAGACGCCGGTAGGCGACACGTTCGTGACCACCGCGGCCAACGTGGAGCAGTACCTGGGGCTGGGCTACACCGTCACCGGCGAGCTGACCATCAGCGACTCGGAGACGTATCGCGACCTGGTTAGCCCAGGCACCAACCTGCCGCCGGCTTCGGGTACCGAGACTCCACCCGTGGCAGCCGCCGAAACCACGGCTACCACGGATACCACGGAGTAGGTCAACCATGGCCGTCGTCACACAAACGGGCAACGCGGGCGGGTTGTGGACCCATACCCCGGTTGACTGGCGCGGTAACGAGACCGGCGGCAAGCCTGGCAACTGGCCCACCGACGCGGTCAATGGCGCCCAGGGCTTGGGCACGCGTCCGCTCGAGCAGATGCCCGCGCCTGGCCTGACGGTGCTGTCCTCGACGCCAGGCTCGGGCACGG